ACGAATTGGTTTTTGATACTCTTTTATTAGAAAACAAAAACTCACTAAATGCTAGATATTCTAACCCAACTGATATGTTTAGGGATTCTTATACTTATAGACTTTCCAACTCTGTTGTTTATTGGATCGACAAAAAAGAAAGCGGTTATTTAGTTGGGATAGTCAATAATTATGACTATCAATCTTGTGAACATGAAAATCACGAAAAATCTTTGGGTTATGCAATCCTTACTCAAATTAAAGATTATCTTTTGGAAGATATGAAATTGGGTGAAATTTGGGATTTTAACGAACAAAGATTTATCCAACAAATGGAGAAAGTTACTTAATTTCTTTTCACATAACAAGACTTACGAGGTATTATTAATTTAATACCTCTTTTTTATTGGAAATGTCAGATAAAGACTTAGAAAGAATTAAATCTATCTATGGTAAACGCAATCCAAAAACTCATATCGAACAACGTTGCCAAAGACTCTACACAAAACAATTAGACGGTCTTTCCACTAGACAATTAGTTTTACAACACGCACAAAGAGAGGGCATCGCTGAAAAAACGGCTTGGTCAGATTGGAAAAGAGTGACCGAATGGAATTCACATGATTTAGAGAGAGATAGAGCCGATATACTCTCTCGTTTACATTCCATGCGTCAAAGATTGTTTAATGCGGCATTAAAAAAAGGACAATTACAGACAGCACATATGATTTTAGATTCTTTGGGACGTGCAAACGGAGAAACTCAAGAAGCGGTAAATGTGAATATGCCTCCGAGTTTAAATATTCAGATCGAAAGCAAGGAATAACCATTCAATTTTTCATTCAGTTTTTACTTGACAAACCCAGCTGAAAAATTCATTCAGTTTTTTACATTCAGTTTATATAGCTTGATTTTTCATTCAGTTTTTGCAGCTTCCCTGGTCTTTCCCTGGTAAAAATCCATTCAGTTTTTTGCTGATTTCACGGGTATAAATACATTTAGCCTTTGGAACGGTCGGCTTAAAAGCGATTCTGAAGGGAGTAAATCGCTAAAAATTCATTCAGTTTTATTGATTTCTTAGTTTACCTGGTCTTGTCCTGGTATTTCTAGGCAAAAAAAATGGGAGAGATTAACCAGATCTCTACCCATTGGGAACCACTTAACAAATTTACCATGTTTTACCATGAAGAGGGCATCTCACTCCCTCTCCTATAGTATAGCAGTTATTTTTCTAATTGTGCAACTTTTTCTTCAAGAGTTTTTATTCTTGTATCGAGTTTTTGAATTAGATTAGAAACATTTTCAAAGAGAGTAGCGGTTCCGTTGTGGGTGAACTCTACTCCTTTCGCCAGGTCTCCCAGGTTTTCGTATAAGAGCTTAACTGATAGGGCTTGTGGTACGAAAACTTCATCAATTAATTTGAGAAGCCTTTCGTTTGTAACCTTTTCATTAGCGTCTAATGTTTCGAGAACTTTTTTAAAGTCTCTTTCGTTTGAGTTTGTCATAAGTTTAGGAATAAAAGGGAGCCGAAGCTCCCAGGTTTAATTGTTTTCTGTCCAGGTTGCGTATGGTGAACTGATCACCGCTCCCTGGCTTTTGCCCTGGTCTGTCCAGGTCTGGTAGTATCCAACCGTGTTTCCGTTGAGATCTCTCAAAGGGAGCTGGCTCTCCTGGAGTTCGTCCAGGTATTCGAGTTTATCAGCCAGGTCTCGAAGTATCCTGGCGACTTCCTGGCCTTCCTGGGGAAAATCAAATTCTCCATTAAAGGACTCCTGGCGGAATGCCTGGTTATCGGTTTTAATTCTAATTTTTAACATAGCAGTAAGAGTGAGAGAGGAGCCGAAGCTCCTCGTTTTTAAAGGTGATCATGCCACTTGGTTCCGAAGGAACTCATCATGTCATGGTCAGAGGGTTCAAAAAAGTTAGCTATCTGTTGATCAAGCTCTTTGATATTGAGCTTTGGGTCGTCTAGTTTGACTCCGTCCAACTCATCTTCACCGAACCTTTCGCGGAACTCTTCAAAACTTGGACAAGTCTTGGCGAGCTGGTAGCTCTCATAGTCGTTAGCCAACATAAGAGCTACCTTTAAGGTTTCGTGGTTCGCGTATCCTTGACTCATGGCTTGGTCATCTCCCAATTAATTGTTGAGTAGTTGGTCATAGCGTCCCTTTGATGGGCTCCCCATGTTCCAACTAATAATAGAATGATTGACATAAAGGTTAGATAACCTATTGTAAATTTCATAGCAATTAAGAATAAAGTTCGAGTAATAAAAGTTCGTAAGCTTTGGGACGAAGATTAGGAGAGAGAGGAGACTCTCGGAAGAGTTCCTCCTCTATTTCGTCAAGCCTCGTTTCTTGGTAGGAATCAAGGAAGGACATGGTTAGTGTCCTATTGATTGCTCGTAAGCTTCCATTTCGAGGTGATCTCGGTGGTCTTGAGCTTGCTCTTGAAGTTCCTCGTCGAGGTCTTCGATTGCTTGCTCGTCTTTGAGATCAATGCCTCGAGCTTGGGCTTCATCGTGTACGAAGTGATCCCACTCTGAAAGAGTGGTGTATTCGTCAGCGTGCATATCACCAAGGGTGGAAGAGGTCATGCCTCGACCTCCTCGTGTTTCTGAAGTAATCCGATGAGAACTTTGGAAGTTTCCTCGAGTTGCTTCTTGTCGTCTTTGCCGTACCACTTGAGAAAATCTCTAATCTCTTCGTGGATTAGTTTCTCACCCGTTGAGCTTGGAAAGTCAACGTCGAGAGAGTCACCGTCAGCAAAGCGAAAGCTGATTGAGTAGCGTGTAAAACTGATAGAGTCAACACCTGAAAAGGTGTATCTTGCTTTTGGTTTCATAGCAGAAAAATTAATTAAGTTTTCAAGTTTCATAAGGTGGTTTTCTTTCCTCCTTACTCTTATATTATAGCAGATGCTGGTATATATACAAGAGTAAGTTATACAATGGAGTATATCATTTGTTACTAATTCAATGTATAGTATGATACTAGGGGGAGTGTTCAGAAAAATACTTTATTTTACCCTGGGGCTAGGAACCTGTTGATACAGTACAAAATAAGTTGCTGTTATGATAAAAGGGGTTAATATTTTTATATGGCAGTAGCAGAACCGTTAACATTAAGGTGGGCACAAGGACAGGTATTTAATGCTGAAGAAAGATTTAGGGTATTAGTAGCTGGAAGAAGGTTTGGTAAAAGTTATTTAAGCTGTGTTGAGTTATTGAAGGGTGCTATTGCTAAACCTGGAGAAACATATTTTTATTGTGCACCTACCTATCGAATGGCAAAGGACATTGCATGGAAGACTCTTAAGAAGTTAGTGCCTAGACAATGGGTTAAAAGTAAGAATGAGACAGATCTGAAGTTGGAATTAGTGAATGAATCAACTATTGAGTTAAAGGGAACAGAAAATGCGATGGCATTAAGAGGTCGTAGTTTAAGCGGAGTTGTATTAGACGAAGCTGCATTTATGGACAGAGCGGTATGGTCTGAAGTAATCCGACCTGCTCTCGCAGATAAACAAGGATGGGCACTATTCATTTCAACACCTGATGGTACGGCAAGTTGGTTTTACGATTTATGGTGTTATGTACCCGAAGATGAGAGTGGGGATTGGAAGCGATGGAGTTTTACTACGATAGAGGGGGGTAATGTTCCGAGTACTGAAGTTGAAGCAGCTAGGGGTCAATTAGATCAGCGTACATTTAGGCAAGAATTTGAAGCGAGCTTTGAAAATCTTACTGGATTAGTGGCAATTAGCTTTGATGACGAAAATATATCGTCTGAAGCAGCAGATTTACAGATGTTGCCGTTATATATGGGGGTAGATTTTAACGTTGACCCGCTTTGTGGCATATGTGCGGTAAAAAACAACGAAAATTTGTATATTTTTGACGAAATTATCTTACGAGGGGGTGCAACAACATGGGATTTTGCGGAAGAAGTCGTAAATAGGTATGGAGTGGACAGACGAGTGATAACGTGTCCCGACCCTACGGGTGGTGCTCGAAAAACAAGTGGAGTTGGTCTTACGGATCACACAATTTTAAGAAGAAGTGGTTTTAATGTGTCCAGCCCGAAAGCTCCCTGGAAGATAAGAGATAAAATTACTGCTGTAAACACAGCTTTATATGATGCAGCTGGAAATCGTAGAACATTTATCCATCCTCGATGTAAAGAGTTAATAAAATCCCTTCGTACGCTAACTTACGCACCAAATACAGGTATGCCGAATAAAAACCTTGGAGTTGACCATGCTTTTGACGCTTTCGGTTATCTTTGTTTACAACAATTTAATCTTGCAAAACCAGAGACACTAGGACAAACTTCGTTTAGAATATACTAAGAGACACTTTTTATTATGGCTTACGGTTCAATGAAACCTAAAGGTAAGAAGAAAAAGAAGAAAAAAGGTAGCAAAAAACGCTGCACTTGTGGGATGTAGGCATGGGAAAACTATGTGCTAGAGGTATAGCTGCTGCAAAACGCAAATATAAAGTTTATCCATCTGCTTATGCAAATGGTTATGCTGTTCAAGTTTGTAAAGGTACAAAGCCTGATGCTGCGGGTAAAAAAAAGACTGCTTCTGGTTACACTAAAGGCAAAAGGAAAACTACGAGGAAAAAACGTGGCAAAAAGTAGCGGTGGTTTAGCACGTTGGTTTAAAGAAGAGTGGGTTGATATAAAAACTGGTAAACCTTGTGGCCGTAAGAAGGGTGAAGATAGATCATATCCAGCGTGTAGACCTAAAAAGCGTGTATCAAGTAAGACACCTAAGACTGCTTCAGAAATGTCAAGTAGTGAAAAAGCAAGGTTTAAACGTGAAAAAACTGGTAGAAAGAAGATAACCTATCAACATAGGCGTAAAAAAACTACCAAAAAAAAGAAA